ATCCTTGGGATATCACAACTACACTGCGTTAGAATTTTCTACTGCTTGTTGCGAAGAATTCCTTAAAGATGTGCCTCACATTAATGCAGATTTTTTGGAATATGGTCCAACGGTGCCTGATGGTCAATACGATTTGTGTCTTTGCATGGATGTGCTTGAGCATATTTCGTATGAGCGCATAGATGAATTTGTTTCTAACATCAAACGTATCAGTCAAAAATCTTTGTTAGGAATTGCAAATCATTCTGATATGTTTTTGGGGGAAGAGATTCATTTAATACAAGAAGAGATATCTTGGTGGACCAAATTACTGGAAAAACATTTTGACCGTGTACATTGTATCCACGAAACTCCTAAATTCTTTATGTTTGTGTGTGAGAACGTATAGTGGAAGAATTCGACTATTCCTTAGATTGCACCTCTTGTGATGTTAAATTACAACTGAAAGTCGTTTATGAAGATGAGTTCCCAGCTTTTTGTCCTATGTGTGGTGAAGACGTAAATGAGGGTTGGAAAAGTAATGGTTAATCCACAAAATATGAAAGATCGTGCGGCAGAAATTTCTATAGAAGTTCCTGCTAACAGAATTGTCAAATTGCGCGGAGCGATAATTAGTTTAGGCGCGCCGTCAAACGCTCATGACTGGACTTGTAGCATTTATTGTCCTGTAAAGAATAAAATTTTTGTTATTGACGTTGCAGTTTTAATGGGAATTAAAAAATTTAGTCTTACGAATGATGGCGACTATAACAAGCGCTCGTTTTCCTACGTCAAAACAGTGTGTGATAAAATTTTCCGTTTCTGTCAAGATGTTTTGGGAATAAACGAATTTGACTCCATAATTTATAAACTTGAGTGGGGTCCAAACAGGGGCAAAAGGAATTTCGATATTTCCAATTTTTCAAGAATGATTGCCTTTGAATTTACTAGAAAGTTTAATTGTGAAAAATTCGTAGAGTTGACCTTTCCAGAACACAACGAATTACATGCGCTCGGTGCATATTACAATTCTGGTTTCAAGAAAAGTTTTTTTCTTGCTTATGATGCAGGATGCGGATCAACAAATTTCCTTACCGGCGGAATCGATAAAAACCAAGTTGTGTTTAGTCTCGGATATCCATATCAAATACATTTCTGCTTATCAGCATATCTTGCTCAGAAACTTATTCCCATGACCAACCCAAGAAAAGTGTGGGAATTGGATATTGCTGGAAAAGTTATGGGACATAGCGCCTATTTTAAAGCATTGTATCCCAATTACGATGAAAAAAAATATCGCGGGGTTGTTGATATTTTAAAAAATTCTGCTGTGGTAAGGGAATACCAAAAGCGTGATCATAATATTACGAGGCTGTACGAAGAATGTCCTGATACTGAAGAAAGCATAATGTCTCTTACTTCCGCCATGCAAGAAGCGCACAACGAGTGCGTAGTTGATTTTTTTTATAAAGACGATCTGTACAAATCAATAAAAGAAAATTGGGATAACAACCTTTGTATGTCTGGCGGTTCTTCTCTTAACGTTCTTACTAATGAGATTATCAGGAAAGAATTTGGTTTTAATGTTTTTGTTCCTGCAGACCCAGGAGACAGCGGATTGTCAGAAGCGTTGTTGCAACAATACTTAAATGACGTTTTAGGAATTCCTCCGACAATAATCGGGTCCGAAACAAACGTTCCTCTTATGGACCTTAAATCTCCGCCATCTCCGAGCAAAATTATTTCTCTGGAACAATTGTGTTCTTTGTTTAGAAAGGGCAAAATTATAGGGTTTTTGGAAGGTAATGTAGAATACGGACCTCGGGCGCTCGGAAAACGATCTATACTATGTGACCCTTCATATAAAAACATGAAAGATAAAATAAATAAGAATGTAAAAAACAGAGAATGGTACAGACCCTTTGCTCCTGTATGTAAATTAGAAGACGCTCATATATATTTTGATAGAGACAGATTTGACGACCTTTCAACTATGTCTTTTGCTGTTAATGTTAAAGACGAATACAAAGAACAATTATCTTCTATAACGCACGTTGATGGTACAGCAAGATTACAAACCGTCACTAGAGAACAAAACCCTGTCTTATATGGGATACTAAATACTTTTGGTGGTGTTCTTTTAAACACTAGTTTTAATGTGTCAGGAAAACCTATTTTAAATTCACTTGAATCAGCAATGACAGTCCTGAACGAAACCGAACTGGATTGCGTTGTTTGGTACGATGGCGAAAATTATAATCTATATGAAAAAAATGTGGATCTATAACGAAGAAGAATTTAACCCCGAAGAAAACGATATTGAAAAATATCAGGGGTTTGTATACATGATAGAAGAACAATCAACTGGTATGAAATATATCGGAAAGAAGTTTTTCTGGAAACCTAAGACCCTCCCCGTTACAAAAACCCGTAAAAGAAAGAAAAAAACCATCGTAGAATCTGACTGGCGTAATTACTACGGCAGTAACAAAACACTCTCTGAGCGAGTCTCAGAAGCGTCTACGGACGAATATAAGAGGACTATACTGCGTTTGTGCAAGTCTAGGGGAGATTGTGCGTATTACGAGATGAGAGAACAACTTTTAAATAATGTTCTGTTGAAACCTAACGAATACTACAATGCGTTTGTAGGAGGGAAGATACACAGGAAACATTTGACTATTGACTAGAAGTTTAGTAGAATAAAGCTTAATGTTTCAGGAGTCAGTACATATGTTATTTGTATATATAATTGTATAGGAGATATAATGAAGAAGTACGAAGTGTTTGAAATATTAAATAAATTTGAAGAAGCAAAATCCAGGAAAGATAAAATTTCTGTGTTAAGAAAATATGATATTATGCCTTTAAGGGACGTATTACAGGGAACGTTTGATGACAATATTGTGTGGAACCTACCTGAAGGAGAACCTCCTTACAAACCACAAAGACCTGAATCAGTCCCATCAACGTTACTCAAACAACACATGAAATTTAAATTTTTTGTGAAAGGATTGTTTGACAGCGAAAAGTTAAAACCACTTAAAAGAGAAAGCATGTTTGTTTCCATGCTTGAAGCAATTCACCCAGAAGATGCTAAAGTCTTAGTGTCTATGATAAACAAAAACCCACCCGTGAAGGGGTTGACTAAAAAAATAGTACAGGAGGCATACCCAGACTTGATCCCTAATTAATAATGTGAACTAAACCCCCAACCGATAACAAAGAGAGAATTGCCTATGGTAGTAAACCAAATAGAACGTTTAAAGAAAGACTCTAGGGAACTTGGACATTATATTCACAAGTTAAATAAAAAGGGAAACGAAGCAGCTGCATATAGAATGGTTAAGAAACAAGCATTCTTAGACGCTGCCATTAATCAAGTCACGAGGGGGTGATCCTTATCTAATCGGATCCCTCTATTTTGGGGGGATCCACTTTAGGATATTATATATAATGCCAACATACGATATGAAAAACATTAAGACCGGTGAAATAAAAGAGATGTTTATCTCGATTTCAAAAAAAGAAGAAATGCTCGCCAGCGGAGAATGGGAACAAAAGATTCTGTCACCCACTGCGCTTGTGACTCACACAGGTAACATCGTCAATAAAACATCTGGTGATTGGAAAGACCTGTTGAAAAAAATAAAAAGAGAATCCGGTGGTAACAGCGGGTTAACTACTCAACAAAAACAAAAGTACGGTTTACAAGACAACACCATCAAGACATGAGAAAGCAATCACAACAAATGCCTCCTATGAGGACTGCCATGCCCGACATGAAGATTCGTCTGGATCAAATGGAAACTATCACGCCCATTACTCCGCATCAAGAGGATGCATGGCAGGGTTGGCGTGATGGTGATCATCTTGCACTCACTGGTACTGCCGGCACAGGTAAGACGTTTCTTGCCATGTATCTTGCACTCGAAGAGGTGATGGACAAGAGCACACCATTTGAGACATTACACATCATTCGGAGCGTTGTACCTACCCGAGAGATGGGTTACTTGCCTGGTACTATTGAAGAGAAACTCAACGCATACACAGGACCATATCGTGCTGCTGCTACTGAGTTATTCAACGACCCGAAAGCATATGACAAACTGGTACATAATAATTATATCACGTTTGAGTCAACCTCATACATAAGAGGTGTGACGTATGATAGCAGTATCATTCTGGTAGACGAGATGCAGAATCTAAACTTTCACGAGTTAGATTCTGTTATCACACGAGTGGGTCAAGCAACCAAGATCGTATTTTGTGGTGATTACTATCAGAGCGATTTCAAACAAGAGAAAGACAAGAACGGTGTAAACCAGTTTTTAAGCATCCTAGACAACATGAAGAGTTTCACGCATGTTGAGTTTGGGTGGGAAGATATTGTACGAAGTGATTTTGTTCGTGACTATATAATGACAAAAGAATGGATGGGAATCAGGTGAAAATAGTAGGGTTTGCGCAACTTCATAATGAACTTGCTAAAAACAACCTTGAAAATTTTATGAAGTCGATGCAAATAATTTGTGATGACATTTATATTTTTGATCAAGCATCGACCGACGGTAGTACTGAATATTATAAAAAATATAACAATGTGCATGTAATTTATTCAGATACTAATAGGTTCGCCGACGAAGCGTCTTGTAAACAACAGTTGTTAACTTTAATAAAAGAAAAAGAAAAACCAGGAACATGGATTTTCTGGATGGACGGTGATACTGTACCTGAAAGAAAAATGCTTGATCAAAAATATTTAAGAGATAAAATTCAAGAAGCGGACCGACAAATGGTTGACGCTATTATCACTGGACATTACAATCTTTGGCGAAGCGATTTGTTTTATAGAGTGGATAATAAGTACCACCATATTCATACTCGCAAAGATGGAAACACGGCGTTCTGGAAACTGTCAAAAAATATAAATTTTATTGCAGGTCGCGGACTGCATAAAAAACCATACCCTCTTGGAATAGAACATGCAAAGAGGGAAGAGTTCTCTCTAATACACAGAGGGTTTGCTACCGATTATCAAGTGATCACTCGATACAAAACTTATAAAGATAGAGGACAAGTTGGAGACGACCTTGAGCGGTTGTTGGACGAACAGACACTAGACGTTATAAAACTTGATCCGAATATGTACCCCGAATGGATTGAAGTTTCTCATGAGAGTCCAGTAAACAAGAAACCCGTAAGAGAGATATATAACGAAAGCAGAAAACCTTGTGGATGATTTAAAGTGAAACTCTCAAATTCTCCCAACGGTAATTTGCAACGCACCATTATAGGATGCAAAATACACGCTAAACATTTGAAATTAAAACAGGAAAAATAGAATGCCTATTGAAAAACCTATAATTAATTGGGAAACAGGTGTGTTTTGGTGTGGATCTATTGAGGATCATAAAGAATGTATTACGGCTGAAGTAACCTATAAAGCGTATTCAGGCAAAATGATTACTAGGCGAATTTATGTTTCTAAATGGTTGTATCAAGGATACCGAAGTAAAGACGATGGTCTTGAAAATTTAATAGATGATACTTATCAGTTTATTTTGGATTCTAAACCGGAAGATTATATTATTAGATATGACACAACTTATGTTAATGATGCCTCGAGGTATACCATAAGTACGATTCGAGAAGCCAGCTCCCCTCAAACCATATCAACTAGCATTATAGATATTTTGCCTGATAAAAACTATTTGTGGGTAGCCAAAATAAAAGCCGTCGATCAATTAAAACTTGAAAAAGAAGATCCTGAAAAATGGCGGTTAATTCATGCATTAATTAATGCTGATGATGTCGATGATGTCGATGCAAAATTTAAGGAGTGTTTGAGAAATGACTGTTGATATATCGTTTGCTGTTGGTCATGACTCGGGCGCATGTTTTTTCGATCATGATACAAAACAATTTAAAATTATTGAAATAGATAAAGTTTTACAAAGAAAATTTTGGAGATATGATACAAGTGCTAATTACATAAAAAACGAAAGATTTTTTGTAGAAATTATACGAGATAAAGCGGTTGAAGCAGGCATAGATTTATCTGATGTAGGAACCGTTTTGAGAGGCTCTATGAAACAGCCCGATATGGTTATTCCTTACTTTGATAACAGACCTAGTCAATATTGGGGTAATGGGTCATTGGACAATCTATGCCGATCTTTAATAGAAGAAGTATTCAATCCTAAAGAAGTAAAATTTAGTATAGGGCATCATCGAGGTCATGTTAGTTCTACTTGGCATCAATCTGGTTTTGATAAAGCATATGTATTATCGGTTGATGGATGGGGCAATGATACAGCAAAAGGTTGTGCATTTTGGTATATTGATCCGGATAGAAGCGGTCATATTGAACGTATATTACCAGACCCAGCCGTATTTCATAGTGATTCTCATATTGGAGGTAATTATCAAAGAGCCGGATGTTCGTTTACAAACAAAATCTGCAAAGCTTCTGATCATGACATGGATATTTGCGGTAAAATAATGGGTGCCGCTGCTTTTGGTAGTATGTCAAAAAAACATCAAGACATATATAAAAGTAGTTCAAATATACATAATAATTTTTTTCACACTGGTGAGTGGGAAGAGCTAATTGCCTTTTTAAAGTGGTATTCTAAATATAAATCTTACATGATGCGCTTGAAAGAAAGAATTAGAAAAGTGGATTTAAATTGGAACAATATTTTTCAACTTACTCGCAAAACTGATATGACCGAAGAAGAAGAATTTAATAACGCATGGCAAATTCAAAACACTTTTCAGACAAAATTTATGAAAACGGTTATTAGTCTTTTACCTGACATTAAAGAAATGAACAACAATCTAATAATTACCGGTGGTACAGGACTAAATGTAATTAACAACGCTGCCTTACAAGATATGTTAGATATTAATGTTTTTGTTGCGGGCAACACCAACGACGTCGGTTTACCTTTTGGCCATATGATGAACCATTTAAGACAAGAGAAAGTATTCAATATTAGAGATAAAGTTGATATCACCTATGCTGGGTTTGAGATTTGGGATAAAAAAGATTTAAGCAACCACTGTTCAGAAAGACCACACAGAAAAGTTAACATTAAAGATATATCTAAAATGTTGGTCGAAGGTGAAACTATAGGATTTATTAACGGTGGCCACGAAATAGGTCCAAGAGCTTTAGGCAACAGATCTATATTATGTAATCCTAGTTTGCCTGAAATGAAAGATAGGATTAACGATATAAAAAAACGAGAAAAATATCGACCTTTTGCTCCTATCTGTAGGTATGAAGACGCTACAAAACATTTTGATGTTGACCCTAAAAAAATGAATCCGAAAAAATTTCAACATATGACTATCGCCGCAAGAACTCGGGCACGTTCTGTTGATAAGATGCCTGCTATTACACATGTGGATGGTTCTGCGAGATTGCAAACAGTTACAAGAGAACAAAATAGTGTGGTATGGGATATTTTAACAGAAACGTCTAAATTTACTAAATCAGGCGAGACTTTAGTTTTATTGAACACTTCTTTTAATGTTAGAGGTAAACCTACTCTTAACAGTTTTAAAGAAGCGTTTGAAGTTTTTGATAATTCCAGTTTGGATCATGTAGTTTATTGGGAAAATGGTGTAGGATATGATTTTTACAAATAACAAAGGTACATAAAATGAACAGAGAAGAAATTTTTGAAACACTAAAGATTGACGAGGGTGTCAAGTATGAAATATATGCAGACCATCTCGGTTACCACACCTTTGGTGTGGGGCACCTTGTTACCAATGAAGATACCGAATGGGGACAAGAGTTCGGAACACCAATCTCCGAAGAGAGAGTATGGGAATGCTTCGACAAAGACCTCGACACCTCAATCAGAGAGTGTCACGTACTATACGGCAAAGGGGTCTTTGAAGAGTTTCCCGAAACCGTCAAGCAGGTCGTGGTTAATATGATGTTCAACATGGGCAGACCTCGGTTGTCTAAGTTCAAGAAATTCAATGCAGCACTCCTTGCTAACGATTGGAAGGAAGCAGCGGTTGAAGGGCGTGACTCACGATGGCACAAGCAAGTGACCAATCGTGCTGAACGTTTGATGGTTAGGTTGGAGTCTTTGTAATGGCAGAGAGTATTAAAAGAGATTACAAACCCAAAGGTACTTCCATTGGTAGGGGGCATTTAAACACGTCCTCTATGAACAAGAGGAAGAAAGCAAATTTTAAGGCATATAGAGGGCAAGGTAAATAATAACATGGCTAAATATAGCAGATTTGACGCGGATAATAAAAAAAAGAAAAAAGACAAGTATCGCGCAGATTATAAAAGAACAGAAAAAAAAGAAAACGATAAGAGAAAACATTTAATGTTTTCTATTAACGCTTCTAGGGAAACATAGTATTCCGTGCTTTGGAAAAACCCCAATGTAAAATTTATCGGTTTTGATGAACCGATAACAGGTACTGCTTGGGGAATGTGGGGTAATGTCCTTAAATGGAGAGGTCATCATGGCGTTGGTGATTTCATGTACGGACTTAACATAGCATATTACGTTGCACACATATTACAAGAAAAAATTATATTGCGAATATTTTGGGATCATGGACGTAGTTTCTATTGGTCTCATGACGATCATGAAACTATTTTTGAACGATTCGATTACCTTCATAATTTTTTTCACAATTATAAACAATTAGTCACCGTAGAGCACGTATATGATTATCGTCATATAGACCGTGATTTCTCTGGGGAACTAATGTTAAACCTTCGAAACGGTTATCCTAATGACGCCAAACCTTTAAAGCGAGGATCTTCCAATCATTTAACTATCGCTAGAGAGTTAAGCCATTGGAAATTTTCTGATTTTACTAAACAAAAAACAGAAAAAAACAAAGTTGTTATTTGGAGACCTTTTTTAAACGCGAACAAGTCAGCGCGTTGGAAATTAGCGTGGACGCCTTGGGATTGGGAATTAATAATTGATTCCCTAGAAAAACAGGGATACATCATACACGAGGTTGATTATAGAACTCCGGTCCGTGAAGTGATGTACGCTATATCTCGTTGCGAGTTTGTTGTTGCTTATGACGGTATGTGGCAATACGTTACAAGAAATTTAGGAAAACCATCTATAATGCTAGGCGACAATTCAATAATAAATACTCACAACCCTCAGGCTGTTACTTTTTTTTCTAGGAAAAAAGACTTACGAACTAAAACCCCTCCTTTTGATAAAGCGCACCTCTTTATAAGAAAACTTAAAAAAGAAAACATTAAAATATTAATAGATAAGTCTGAAGAATATAATAATAAAATAAACAGAATAATTGATAATGAAAATTGATAGAGCAGTAATTGAAGTCAACGGTGGTTGTAACTACTCGTGTAGCATGTGCCCCCAAGACACACGCACTGGCGGTAGACACAAAGACTTCCTCAAGAAGATGACGCTCAAAGAGTTTGAGGATAACGTGGCAGACTGTGCACAGCATGGTCTTCGTGTTGTCAACCTCGATGGTTCGGGTGAAGCAACACTCAACCGCAATCTACCTAAATACATTGAGATCGTGAAGAAGTATAATGCAAAGGCGTTTATCTTCTCTAATGGTTATCGTATGGAAGGGCAGTTCATGAAAGACTGTGTTGACGCTGGGTTAGACTTCTATCGATTCTCATGGATTGGTTATGATTGGAAACAATACGATAAGTGGATGTATAATCGTATCGGTGGTACATTTATGAGCACATGGGACAAGGTCAAGTCCATGCGTGAGTATGTCATCGATAGTAAATCTGATTGTGTTGTTGCTACGTATCACCTCATAACCGATAACGACAACATAGACCATGAACTCGAACACTACAAGAAAATTGTTGAAGAACTGGATGTCAAGACTGAGATCTGGAAGATGCACAATTGGTCTGGTGCTTATGACGTTGGTGCTAATCAACGCAAGGGTGCGGTAAAGACCTGTGGCAGACCTTTTAGTCCTGACGTTGTTATTCGTGCTGGTGGCCTTGATAATAAACGAGGTGCTGTTCACCCATGTTGCCAAGTCCTCGGTAGAGACGAAGAAGCAGTCCTCGGGCACACCAGCGAAAACACCATCCAAGAAATCGTCGAAGGAGAACTCTACGAAGCACTCCGTGAGTCTCATCGATCTGGTAACTATACTGACTATTGTGGTGATTGCGATTTTCTAGTTGACGATACCGAAGTTTTGGTGTATACTAATCATGAACGCGATCTGATGAAGATGCATGGAACAGAATTTTCTTTGGAGGAATATAGAGTATGAAAAAACCACAAGTATTTTTAATCAGAATTAAAGACAATCCTGTTTCTATGTGGGAATCTGGAAGGTCTTATCAAACCTGGCGCTCTGCGGGGTATAATGTAGCATTGTTTGACGCAATTACGCCAAAAACATATCTTGATTCAGAAATTAAATTAACCTTTAAAAAACATTGGAGAGGTAGAGAATTTACCGAAACTGAAAAAGCAGTTTTCTACAGCCATTTATCTGTGTTGTCCCTGGCCAGGAGAAAATCTGGTCCCTCAATCGTAATTGAACACGATGCACACTTAGTTAAAGATCTTGACCTAAAAAAAATGGAAAAGGAAGACATCGATGTTGCTGCGCTGGGTATGTGTGTTAGAGGAAACAACAAATATCAGGTTCCTTGTTTAGCATATTTTATTAACCCCGCCTTGGCAGGATTTTTTTATGATGATATGCAAATGAAAGACATAACAAAAAACATTGATGGTTATTTTTCTGAATTTATAGCGAGTTATGGTAAAGGGTTAAGAGAAGAATACTCTGAGCACGTTTTGGCTTGTGAAGAGTTTAGATACGAATTGGGTACAACAATAGATCATGGAAATGATAAACATCTTCCTAATATGTTTCATGAAAACATGTTTGACACCTGAAAATGAAAAGATTAATGTATCAAGTTTGTTTAGGTGAAGCAGCGCAATCTAAATTATATGAATTCTGCATTTCTTCTGTAAAAGAGTATTGCAAAATACACGGTATAGATCACTACCTTCAAAAACAACCAAGACTTAGGATTGCCCCTGATCCTTTTATGTCAAACAGAAGTAATGATTCTCATAAAAAACACGGCGGATATTTGCCTATTTACGAAAAAGAAAACGCATTTGATATGAGAGAACAATACGATCAAATTGCAATCGTTGACGCAGATATTTTTATTCGACCAAAATCTCCAAATATTTTTGATGATTTCAATTCTACTTGGGGCGGGGTGGTTGAACGAGAAATGCCGTTGAATAACGAATACTTCAATAAAATTATAAATTATTCCAAAATGCAATATGCGACTTTAAATGATGTTGATTGGAAATGGAATGACAAAGGTGCCGAGTTTATAAACATGGGTCTTATAATGTTTGATTGTAATAAAATCGACCCGTATATGCGAAATCAGTCCGCAAGAGAATTTCTAAATAGGTATGAGTTTAAACGGTTTGTTGACGGTCAAGGAGCTTGGAAGTGGAGCACCGATCAAACGCTTTTAAATTGGTGGTTAAAAAAAGAAGAGATTGATGTTCAGCATATGGACTGGACTTGGAATGGACTGTTTTCCGCAAACGAAAAAATAACTGAATGCAACTTTGTGCATTTTTTCTTAAAAGATAAACTCCCGCTGCGCGGTGAAAAAATTGATGAGTTGATGATGAGGATTTAATTGTGAAACCGAAAAAAATACTGGTGCTCGGTTCTTCTGGCATGTTAGGGCACACAGTTTTTGCTAGATGCAAACCCTTGTTTGAAACTTTTGAATTAAACAGAGAAGACTTAGATGCCGCTGATTTAAATTCTGAAGGCGTCAATAAAATTCTTAAAATAAACCCACACGTAATAATTAATTGCATGGGTATTATTAAACAGTTAAAAGAAGGTCCTGAACTTTCTTATGCGGTCAATTCTGTTTTCCCGCACAAACTTAATGCAATCTGTTCTCAGAACGGCATCAGACTTATTCACATTAGCACTGACTGTGTTTTTGCGGGAAGTAAGGGAATGTACACCGAAAAAGACACCCTTACCTCTGTTGATACTTATGGGTTGTCAAAACGATTAGGCGAGGTAGATTATTCTCCGAACGCAGTAACTTTAAGAACTTCTATCATAGGACACGAGGCGTCCGGGAAAAACTTATCTCTTCTTGATTGGTTTCTGAGTCAGAAGGGTTCTGTTAATGGATTTTCTAAAGCAGTTTTTTCTGGATTTCCCACAGTAGAACTGGCTGATATTATAATAAAATATGTTATACCGAATCCATACCTCACTGGATTGTACAACGTTTCAGCAGAACCTATAGATAAATACACGCTGTTAAATTTAATCAAAGAAACATATAAATTTGATATAGAAATAAAAAAAGAAGAAGAATTTGTAATTGATCGAAGTTTAGATTCTTCTAAATTCAGATCTGAAACTGGTTATGCGCCTCCTTCATGGAGCGATCTGATTAAAAAAATGTACATGTGCAAAACATTATGAATTTAATATATCAATATTATGTTGGCCGAGAGGTACCTGAATTTGCAAAAATATCTAGGTTTTCGTTTACTGAATATGCAGATAAATATGGCCACGAGTACTTGTTTTCAGAGAAGCGGTTTCTACCTGAACAAAAAAGCGAATCATTAGAATATGGGTGTCGGTATTTTGACATAACCAGAATATACATGGATCCTTTTTTTGACGACTATGATTATGTTTTATTCGCAGACTGTGACGTTATTGCACATTTAAGATCTCCAGATATATTCGATTTTAAACCAAAACATATAGCAGGATGGTCAGAACAAAAACACCCGCAAGGGAATACCGGTCCGGGATATTCAAAAGGAACAGAGAACTTCTCTCAGATCGAAAGTTCTTTTAAAGATTTCGGCGCGCCCCTAATCGATTCAACATCTAAGCACTCTCCGACAAGAATTTTAAATTCTGGCGTTCTAATTTTTTCTAAAGAGGCCAGAATTCTTGCCCGTGAGAAATTTGATGATTGGAAACTATGGTACGAGAGAGATTATCCGCCTTGGATAACATTAGATCAATTATATTTAAGCGCGATGTTTAATAAATACGGATTTGATGTACTAGAGATAGACAATCGCTGGAACTACACGCCCTCTTGGTTTTCTCGAGATAAACAAATTGATAGTTTTTTATACCACTTTAGTGGTATCGGTAAAAACGAGATGAACTCTTTTTTTATAAAAGAGTTTGAGGAACTAAACTAATGAAAATTTTAACAATACTAGGAACTCGACCAGAGATTATTCGTTTAAGCAGAATTATCACCAAACTGGATGATAGAGTCGATCAAATTTTGGTTCACACAGGACAAAACGCCCAGGCATTTTTAAACGAAGACTTCTTTAAAGACCTTGACATTAGGGTTCCTGACATTGTTTTAGAAGCGTCTGCTTCTTCATTAGGCGAGCAGATCGGCAAGATGATGACTGGTTTGGGAAAAGTTTTAGAAGAGCACAAACCAGATAAAGTACTGGTCTTGGGCGACACTAATACTTCTTTCGCCGCAACATTTATTTCTGAAAGAATGGGGTATCCTGTTTTTCATATGGAAGCAGGTAATCGCTGTTTTGACAAAACAGTTCCTGAAGAAATTAATCGCCATGCCATTGATGCTATTGCTAGTGTTAACTTGCCATACAATGAAGATAGCAAAAACCATTTGCTTCGTGAGGGCATGTCAGTAAAACGAATTTTTAAAACCGGAAACCCGATCGGTGAGGTTATTTGGTATTACGACAGCGCAATTTCTTTCAGCACTATCTTAGAAACGCTCGACCTAGAAACAAAACCGTTTGAAAGGGTCACGGT